CGATGGATGATAATAGCCAACTGCCTGACCGACAAGAAGTGCCTGGTATGAAAAAAAGATTTAAACATAAGACTTATAAGCCTATAGCAGAAAAAATCATCACCCCTAAGAAGCAATTCAAATTTGATAAGGCAAGTGTAGATGTAGATACGGAAGGGAATGTTTATATATGTGACTATTCCAACCATGTTGCGGTATTAAGTAAAGAGCAATTCATGGAAGTGTGGCAGTCAGTATTGAGAGCGAGCTGAAGGGGGCAAGATGTCTAAACAAATAAAGCATCAGGCGTATCAAGATATAATGATAGCACAAAAGCAAAGAGTACAAGGGATCACCAATGCCATACAAGGGGTGGTAGATGCTTTTGATAAGATGATTAAAACAACAAATGAGTTTATATTGACGGTTGACAAAATACAGAATAAGGAGCAAAGTAATGGCCAAGAAAAAAGACAAAGTGGATAAAGAAGCGGGAGTACTTGACAACAATGAACGAAAGGAAAAGATCAAAACACGCTTTCAGGAATTGGCCCAAATGACTCGTGCCGCTTTACTCGCTCAGGCAGGAACTACGTTTGGGGGATTAAGGGATGTCTACACAGCATTAGGATACAATCAGACGCCGGCATTTGCTGATTACTTATTTAAGTACAAGCGACAGGATATTGCTAACCGCGTTGTAAGCGCTAAGCCTAAAGCATCGTGGCGACTGGTACCTGAACTGACAGAGAACCAAAAAGAGGAAACAGAACTTGAGAGGGAGTTCAAGAAGTTAGTACAAGAGAAAAAGATTTTCAATCAGCTTGCCAAGGTAGATAAGATATGCGGTATCGGACAGTTCTCCATTTTGTTTATGGGCTTCGATGATGGAGACAAACCAGGCCAGCCGGTAACAAAAGGTAAAGAGCTATTGTTTGTCAAGGCTTATTACGAGGGCAATGTAACTGTTAAAACGTGGGAAGCAGATACGAGTAATGAGAGATATGGACTCCCTGTTTTATATACCCTTAAGACTACTACCGCAAATCAATCAGCTGAAAGAGAACTGCAGGTGCATTGGTCTCGAATCATTCATGTGACCGAGGAGACATTGGAGAATGATGTCTATGGTGAGCCTACGCTTGAAAGTATTTACAACAGATTAGACAATTTAGAATTGATCACCGGTGGTAGTGCAGAAATGTTTTGGCGGGGAGCCTTTCCCGGACTTAACTTCAACTTGGATGCCGATGCAGAAGACATTGACTTGTCAGGGCTTGAAGCTGAGATCGAAAACTACATGCACAATATGAAACGGTATATCAAAACGCAGGGCATCGATATTACTTCACTCGCTCAGCAGGTAGCTGATCCAACAGCCCACGTGGATGTACAGATCCAGTTTATCGCAGCGGCGAAAGGTATCCCCAAAAGGATCTTGACAGGTAGTGAAAGGGGTGAGCTTGCGAGTACACAAGATGATAAGAACTGGTCAAGGCAAATCGAAGAAAGACGGACAAGTCATTGTGAGTACATCATCTTGCGACCGTTCATTGATCGTCTTATTGAATTTGATGTCCTCCCGAAGCCTAAGAGCGAAGAGGATGGTTACTTAATCGAATGGCCTAACTTGTACTCTCCTACCGAAGAAGAGAAAGCGGAAGTGGCATTCAAGAAAGCTGACACACTTGCGAAGTACTCATCATCACACGAAGCACAGTTCATCGTACCACCGGAAATATTCTTAAAAGACATAATGGGTTTTAATGATGATCAAATTGAGAATATGAAAAGGATCACCGACGAGTTAAAAGTAGAAGAGCAAGATCGTATTGATGAAGAAAATAAAATGATCGAGGAAGACAACAAAAACAACTTCGGTGGAGACAATGATAATTAATACAACGAGGCAAACAGACCCAACCCGCACGACTGTACTACGTCGTATGTTTATCGGTCAGATGAATAAGCGGTTTCGGGAGCTGAAGGGAGCAATCTGGAAATCAGTTGCGACCAATGATTGCTTTGCTCTTAAGAAAAAGATCAGCGGTCCAGCTATCCGTACACTTGGCTTGACACCGATACCAACAAGGCAGTTTGAGTACTTACGGTCCGATCAGAAAGCAGAGGCATTTGGAAAGTGGTTAGTCAAACAGGAAAAGCTTGGTGTGCTCGAAGTAATTAACAAACCAGATGCCTTCGGGCGGCCTAAGCAAGCATGGACAGATAGTTACGTACAAAGCTCTTACCAAAAGGGGATTAAGCAAGCAAGGCAAGACCTTATTAATGAGGGAGTAAACATCCCTAATTATGATCGTCAGCCAAGCACCGGCTTCGCAAGTGCTTTCAATCAACCTATCCATATGGACAGATTGGGATTAGTGTACTCCCGTACTTTTACTCAGCTTAAGGGCATCACAGCTGAAATGGATCACCAGATAAGCCATGTTTTAACACAAGGCATATTGGAAGGCAAAGGCCCATATGAGATTGCTCGCCAGATGAATAAAAGGGTAGATATAACATTGATGAGAGCAAAGCGTATTGCTCGTACTGAGATAATTAAAGCACATAATCATGCGACTTTGCTCGAGTTTGAAATGGTCGAAAATATCATAGGGGAAAAGATTAAAGTACAATGGATGACGGCCGGAGATTCTCGTGTAAGGCCGTGGCATGCCGAACTACATGGTGAAGTAATGACCCGTGATGAGGCAATGGGATTGCTTGGTGAGCCCAACTGCAGATGTACTATTTTACCTTATATAGATAGTAAACGAAAAGCAGGCAAGAGCAAAAACACTAAGTACTTTACATAATGATAAATATCTGAAACCATTGGCAATATGATTAATTACAATTAATTATAAAATAAACCGTGACTATATGAACGAGCAAACCGGAAAATGATATTATTATGAGACAAAGGATAACTATATGGATTTTATAACATTTAAGGCAAACACGAACTTACAGGTTAGAGAGGAATTATTCGACGGCAGACCACATTTGGTCGCGCCTGTTATTGCGTTAGTAGAGGGAGTACATAATGGACTCTTTTACTCGCGAGAGAATATCGAAAAAATTCCGGAAGCATGGAACGGGATACCACTACCTGTCCAACATCCTCGTGATCACGCCGGCGCTGCGGTAAGCTGTAATGATCCAGCTATCATTGCACAATACTCCATCGGTCGGTTTTTTAATGCTCATGTAGATGATGGCAAACTGAAAGGCGAGTTATGGATAGATGTAGAGAAGGCAATGGAAGTACAACCTGCCGTCCTTACTGCTATCCGTAATGGTGAGCAATTGGAAGTAAGTACAGGTCTATGGTCTGACCAAGATAGTGTAGCAGGCACATGGAACGAAGAGCAATATGGAGCGTCAGTTAGTAACTTCAAACCAGATCATTTAGCATTACTCCCCGGTGGCAAAGGTGCATGTAGCTGGGCGGATGGATGTGGCGTAAGAGCAAATCAAAAAGAAGGAGGTGAGGCAGTGCATGAAAAAATGAGTACAGAAGACAAAGGGACATTGTCAGCTTTATTTAATAAAGTAAAAGGCTGGCTAACACCTAACGACGCAAGCTTCAATGAGATAAGGCATAACTTGCAAAAGGAGGTAGACAAGTTAGATAGTTCGAGATTTACTCATTTTGTAAAAGATGTTTATCCAGATTACTTTATTTATGTAGCGGAAGCACAAACACCCGGTATCCAGACGATGCTATATAAAGCACCTTATAACATCAATAAAGACAACGAGGCAACCAGCTTTGATGCCTCGACCGCAGTAGAAGTAAAAGCAAGAACTGAATATGTGGCATTGGAAAAAAGCAATAATGATAATAACATTAAAACACAGGGAAAGAAGGAGGAAAGTACAATGGCTAAAATCATGAAGGATTGTTGTCCGGATCGTGTGGTAGCATTAATCGGTAATGAGGCAAACGCCTACACCACCGAAGACAGTACATGGATTGAAAATCTTGACGAAACACAGTTTGCCCGTCTGGAAGAATCAGTTCACGAAATCCCGGAAGTCAATGATGCAGACGCTGAAGCAAAGGCAAAAGCAGATGCCGATGAAGTCAAAGCACTTGAAGAGCAGAAAGCAAAAGCAGATGTAAATTCCAAACCGGTTACCGCAGAAGAGTATATTGAAAATGCTCCCGAAGGTATCAAGGACATGTTGCAAGATGGCATGAACACACTTGATGCAAAACGAGCATCTCTGGTTGCAGGCATCCTGGCAAACAAGGCAAATGCTTTCACTGAAAACGAATTGAAGGCAATGCCGACAACACAGCTGGAAAAAATGGGCAATCTTGCATCTGTAAAAGACTACAGTGCAAATGCATCAGGCGCGAGCACATCTCCGGATGAGAATACTGAAGAAGCTCTTTCAGTACCGGGCTTTGACAAAAAAGAGTAATCAAACATATAATCTATATATAATGATAGAGGAGGAGAAGAAAAATGGGACTTCAGAAAACAGTATTAGTCAACGGCGAATACGCAATGCAGAAAGAGGCAGTTGCCGACGCAGGTATTACTCCCGGGATGTTTTGTGAAAAAACTGCTACCGGTTGTAAGGTTCACGCTACGGCGGGAGCAAGGATTAACGGTCGTCTGGTAGCAATCGAAGATGATATGCAGGGCAAAGGGATTACAGATGCCTACGTTGCGACAGACATTGTTCGTCTTCGTGCTTTGAGAACAGGCAATGTAGTAAACGCAATCCTTGCCGGGTCACAGACAGTTACCAAGGCTCTTGAGCTTACAAGTAATGGCGATGGCACACTGAAGATTGCTGGCACCGGTGACACAGTGGTAGCAATCGCAGAAGAAGCAGTAACAACTACCGGAGCTGTAGCACGTATTCTGGTTGAAATGGTTTAACAAAAACATTAATAAGTAAAGGGAGGAAATACTACAATGAAAGACTTTATCTTCAACGGAAAAGGACACGGGACCATTGCTTCTAAATTGCTCGCCAACGGTATGGACATCGGTATGTTACGTCCGTATATCGGTACAAACGGGCAAGTCTTTGTAACCATCAATGGCGCAGCACAGCCGATTGATATCAATGCAACACTTCGCAAAGACGAGTGGAAGCAGTACGATGAGGCTGTACTCCGAGCAAAACAGGACCGGCTGGTAGGTGTTGGCGATCTTAACTCACGCGGCCTGACATATAACATTCCCAATGGTCTTGGGAAAATGGTTCTCGAATATGAGGACGAGAGTGATATCACGGATGCACAGATGTCCATGGATGCTGTCACAGATAAATCTGATGACAGAGTAGAATACGAACTGAAAAGTTTGCCTCTGCCTATCATCCACAAAGGCTTCAATGTATCTATCAGAAATCTGCTGGCCTCCCGTACAACTGGCCAGCCGATTGATACCACAATGGCAGAACTTTCTACTCGCAAAGTAACAGACAAAGTAGAGACAATGCTTTTTAATGGTACGAGTTCATTCGGCTACGGCGGTGGTACAATTTACGGATATACCGATTATCCAAATCGTAACACAGCGACAATCACCGATTGGCTTGCCACAGCAACTACTCCCGCAATGATCATTGCAGATGTACTCGCTATCAAACAGGCATTACTGGATGACGGTTTCTTCGGTCCATTTATGCTTTACGTTCCTGCCAATTACGAGACATTGCTTGATGAGGATTACAACGAAACAAACGGTAAAACAATCCGTGAAAGAATCAAAGCAATCTCCAATATCATTGATATCAAAGTAATTGACAAACTGGCCGCGAGCAATGTGCTTATGGTACAGATGTCCTCTGATGTCGTGCGTATGGTAAATGGTATGGCGGTAAGTACAGTTGAATGGGAAGAAAAAGGCGGACTGATCGTTCATTACAAAGTAATGACAATTCAGGTTCCTCAGATTCGTGCCCGTCAGGATAACACTTGTGGTATCTGTCACGCGACCACATCTTAATTATTAATTACTAACGAGCAAAAAAAAGGAGAAATAACCAATGGCTCTTTTAGAACTAAAAACAGGTAAGCATTTATACAAAAAAGATGGCAAAGCAGTAAGAATGTCTCCGGGTGATACTTGTGATTCTAAGTATGTACCCGAGGCATTTCGAAATAAGTTTGACGCGGCGGAAGTAAAAAGTAAAGATGCTCCGCCTGCGGACTTGAAATCATTTTACTTGTCAAAGGTAGTGGTTGATGGCAACAAGCTTTACAATGTTATGAATCGTAAAGAAAAAGCACCGGTTAATCAGAAGCCCCTTGTTCGTAAAGAGGCAAAGGAATTATTGGCTGATGTACTATCAAGTACCTAAAATCTGGACGGACGAAACTGCCTTTATATTAGGCGGCGGTCCATCTTTGCTCTCGGTTGATATGGACTCGCTGGTAGGCAGTAATATAATTGCGACCAACAACGCATATCAGATGGGAGATTTTGTAGATTTTTGTTATTTTACCGATCAGGATTGGTACCGGTGGCATGAGGACGGGCTGAAGGAATTTAAGGGAGCAGTTGTGACTGATTGTGTAGAGCTAAGACATCTCAATCACCTTAATGTACTTAAACGCGACAGGCGCGTTGGCTTTGCTCATCGATCTGATACGATCCGGTGGAATTTTAGCTCAGGGGGAGCAGCTATCAATCTTGCCTACCTCCTTGGAGCTAAGAGGATTGTTTTACTTGGCTACGACATGAGAGTAATTGATGGTGAAAAGAATTATCATAATGATCACCAAGAAGATTCAAATAAAAATCCATATGATCGATTCCTCCGTGCGTTTCCTTATATCAAAGCAGATGCCGATAAGGCAGGGGTAGAGATATTAAACGCAACACCTGACAGTGCAATTAAGCAATTCGACTTTGTTGATCTCGAGGAAGTAATATGATTAACCATCCGATTATTATTGTTGGCGCTCCCCGTTCCGGCACCAGCATGACTGCAGGTATTATAAATTTAAGTGGTGCCTTCGGTGGTGATATGTTTGATGGAACGAAAGATAACAAAAAAGGTTTTTTTGAAAACAGATTTATCAGAGAGCAAATATGTAAACCTTGTTTAAAAACACTTGGTGCGGATCCAGCTGGACAGTTTCCATTGCCTGATATTGAAGAAGTAAAGCTTGCCTCTGTTGGTGGGTTTAATAATTGGCGTGTTGCTGTTATTGTATCAATGATGAAAGAAGGATATGACAATAAACAGCAATGGTTTTACAAGGGAGTAAAGAGCACACTTCTTTGGCCTTTATGGCACCGCGCTTTCCCGGAGGCAAGATGGATAATTGTAAGAAGAGATAGTAAAGATATTGTTCTATCTTGCCTTAAGACTTCTTTCATGCGTCATTATAAAAATGAAGCCGGCTGGTATCACTTTGTTGACGAGTACAAAGAACGATTTATCCAAATGCATAATGCGAAGCTGGATATCAAGGAGATATGGCCACAGAAGTTCATAGATCGAGATTACAGCGAACTGGAAAGAGTAATTAATTTTCTTGGCTTAACTTATGATCAGGATAAAATTGAGTCATTCATCGAACCAGCATTATGGAGTACAAAATGAGCAGGGTAACTAGTATACAAGTAAAAGAAATAATCGACACTGGCATTGAAGATGTCACGGCATTCATTACGCCGGCGAATCTAATAGTGACAGATCGGTTATCGGATAAGGGGATGAGTAAAGAGCAATTAGCTGAAATTGAAAAATGGCTCGCGGCACATTTCGTCTGTATGAAAGATCCGAGAGTAAAAGAAGAAAAGATTGGCGATGCCTCAGATAAGTTCGAGGGCAGAAACACTACTGGCCTTGGTCTTGACTCTACTTCCTATGGGCAACAGGTCAAGTTAATTGACACATCCAATACCTTGCATAAATTAGGAAAGAAAAAAGCTTCAGTACAGGTGATAGGATGAAGTACAACCAGACAGCGACATATTGGGCGAATCCAAAGCCTGATGGTGTAGGTGGCGATACTTTTGATTCCCCTGTTGAATTGCTGGTTAGATGGGAAGATAAACAATCTTTATTCTTAAATGAAAAAGGAAAGCAAGTACTTTCAAAAGCGATTGTTTATCCTCAACAGGATCTTGATTTAAACGGATATCTATTTCTTGGAACAAGTACAGAGGCAAATCCAGTTGATCAAGCCGGCGCTACGCTTATACGGTCATTCGGAAAAGTTCCTAACATTAAGGCAACCAAGTTCTTAAGGAAGGTATATTTATGAGAAACACTTCCGCCTTAAGAGGGGCAGATGTTGTACTCGCTAATCTCAACAAGGAGATTAAGAAGATTGAAGTGCGTAGTCTGAAAAGCGTTACAATGGCTGGCCTATTTGTAAAACAAGAATCGCAAAAGAATGCGCCTTGGCGGACAGGTAACTTAGTTAATTCTGCCTACATAAGACCTTATCGTTTTTTTGGTAAGAGTGTTTGTGAGATTGGTTATACTGCTTCTTATGCTCCTTTCGTACATGAAAATCCGAGGGCGGGAAAGACAGGCGGCGTAAGTCCTAGTGGGCACAAGTACGGTGGAGGCAGGAGTAGTGAAATAAGATGGTCAAGGGTAGGCGGCTGGAAGTTTTTAGAAAAAGCATTAAAAAGAAATACGACTAAAATATTACTCATTATAAGAACAAGGGTGATGGTAAAAGGAAGAAAAATGAGATCACCGAAAAGTAGTTTCGGAGCAATGAGAGCTACATCAATAAAATCAGGTTTAAGTAGAAGAAGGGGAGAGATATAATGAGAGCGCCTTGCTTAGACATAGCAGAGATATTAATCGCAGAAAGTTTTGCCACCGTATTGGGGACTGATATCTTTGTGGCGGACGAACCTGATAATCCTGTCAAGTGCATTACTATATATGATACCGGCGGATACGAACCGGACTACAATTACACATATGACCGGCCGACAGTACAAGTAAAGATGAGGGAGCAAAAGGGAAAATATCCGGAGTTATATGTAAAGGCATTAGCAATACGAGATAAATTACTCACAAAACAAGGATATATTACTGTAGCAAACGATACCAAGTATATAGGTATTTGGATACAGTCTGACATATTTTTTTTAGGTAACAATCAAAACAATCAACCAGAGATAGTAATTAATTTTAGGCTACATAGAACAGATAAATAAAAGGAGGAAAATATTATGGCAAGTTCAGCGGTAACAAGTGTAGGAGCAAGCTTTAAAAGAGGTGATGGGGCAAGTTCAGAAGTATTTACAGCCATCGCAGAAGTAAACAGTATTGGTGGTCCAGATATGTCGAGAGACATTATTGATGTAACCAGCCTTGATAGTACAGGTGGTTACAAGGAATTCCTTGCTGGTCATCGAGACCCTGGTGAAATTACTCTCGAGATGAACTTTACTTATGCCGGCTACAATGCAATGTTGACAGACTTTGAGGCAGATACACCGGTCAATTATCAGATTGTACTACCCGACACTCCGGTTACTACATTTGATATGGCATGCCTCGTAACATCAATGGGTATGGCGACAACAGTTGGCGATCGTATTACCGCATCTGTAACACTTAAGGTAACAAGCGAAATTACAGTAGCAAATGCTTAATAACTTTTAACAATAACCAATAATCCTTTTAGGGAGGCAAGTACAATGGAGCACACAGCAACCATATTAACAAAAGAAGATATTTTAAAAGCAAATGATATTCAAATTATTACTTTCCCTGTCCCCGAGTGGAACGGGGAAATTAATTTAAAAGAAATGAATGCCTACGAGCGGGATCTTTTTGAAGAAATGATCATGGGCAACGAAGATAGTATGAAGAACTTACGTGTATGTGTTTTGACTATGTGTATATGCGATGCAGAAGGCAACAGATTCTTTGATGAAAAGTCCATTGAAGAACTTAACAAAAAATCATCCTTGGTAGTAATAAAGATTTTCGATAAGTGCAAAGAAATCAATCATATCTTACAAGCCCCCGCACAAAGAGAAGCACAAGTTGAGGACGCGGAAAAAAACTTAGGGAACGACCAAGACGCCTCTTTCAATGGCGAACAGCTATAACACTTGGTCGGACGAGAAAAGAATTACTTAAATCGACAACTCATAAGGAGCTAATAGAATTGGAGGCATACTACAGAATAGAACCTTTTGGACCAAACATTACTAATTGGAATGCCGGAATGATAGCGAGGACTTTTGTGGCGGTAATGGGAGGTAAGCAATCGAGGAATCTTTCTGTTTCTGATTTTATGATTACGATAACAAAAAAAGTAAAAGAGTCAACAGGATCCATAAAGGCGAAATTGATTGGCCTTGCCAAAAGAGTAAATAAAGGAGCAAGTAATGAGTAAACCCGGAGCATTAAGTATTGGTTATTTATACGCATCAATAGGGGCAGACATTACTCCTTTAAAAAGATCCCTTGTTCAAAGTCGCATGGCTCTTAAGTCGTTTAATACTACTCATGGAGCGGCACTAAAAGCCATGGGTAGAAAAGTAAAAATGGCTGGTTTAGCAATCGCCGCTACATCTGTTTTAATAAGTGCAAAAATAATTAAAACAGGTATGGCTTTTGAACACTCGATGAAGACAGTAAAAGGTGTGGCAAGAGCTACTGAGGCAGAATACAAAGCTTTAACCGCTACCGCAAGGGAGATGGGTGAAACAACCGAATGGTCAGCGAGGCAAGCGGCAGAGGGAATGAAATTTTTGGCGATGGCTGGTTTCGATACCATCAAGACAATAAAAGCAATTCCCGGAATGTTAGATATGGCGACCGCTGGCAACATTGACTTAGGGCGAGCGGCAGATATTGCTACCAATGCCTTAACAGCTATGCGGTTACCAGTTGAAGAATTATCTCGTGTTAGCGATGTGTTTACTAACACCATCACAAGTAGTAATACCAACATGGATATGATGGCCGAGTCATTTAAGTATGCAGCACCGCAAGCAAAGGCTCTTGGCTATAATATAGAAGAACTGTCTGCGATGATTGGAACGCTTGGTAATGCCGGAGTACAAGGAAGCATGGCCGGTACACAGTTATCTTTCGCAATGCAGAAATCAATTAAGATAGCAAAAAAATTAGGCATCGAAGATAGTAATTTAATGAATGTACTTGGAGAGCTTAATAAGAGAGGATACGATGCCTCCGAAATGATCCAGCTATTTGGTTTTCGTGGTGGTAAAGCGGCTCTTATACTACGCAACTTAATAGAGGAAACAAGAGATTTTACTAACGCAAATAAGGAAGCACAAGGAGCAACTAAAAAACTTGCGGATGAAATGCGTGACAGTTTACAAGGCCGCTATGATATACTGAAAGCAACAATCGAGTCAATTGCCCTCGATATATTTGGGGGACATGAAGCCGAGCTAAAAGAAGGTTTGGATTCAATTACTAAGTGGCTTGACACAAATAGGGAAGACTTAAAAGCAATGGGTGATGCTTTTATGTGGGTAGCAAAAGGCATGGCGGCTCTTACCGCTGAAACAGTTTCACTCGCGGCACAAGGCACACGAAACTTAGAACAATTTAGTAGTTGGGATGGCTGGAAACAATACCAGGCATTTATGGATTGGCGGGAAGATAAGTACAGCACTTGGGATATAATTAAGGGTGATACAAAATCACTCGCTGAAGATGGTGTTGAATATAGAAAATTAATTGCTCTCCAAAATAAATTGATAGAAGATAGAAAAGGTCCATCGATGATAGACAGGGCAAGAGAAGGTGGGTCTGCTTTAGATATAAGTAGGAGGCAAAAAGAACATGAAACCCAAGCAAAAAAAGATTTGCAATTACTCAGCAATTTAACAGAGGAGCAATTAAAAGAAGAACAAAAAATAATGGAGTCAATGGAAAAGGCTCGGATAGATATAGCGAGTAATATTGGTATTACTCAAGCTGCACAGTTTGATATAGATTACGGCGATCCGCAAGAAGGATTGCAAGAGTACAAAGAATGGTTACAAGAAAAGGAAGATTTAAAAAGACAAATTGAAATGGAGATAGCAATGCAGAATGCTCCTTTTCAAGATGGTGATGAGTCAAACATCGTTGAAGACCCCACAGCTGGTATGGTAGAGGAAATTACTTCTCAAGCTGAACTTATAGATGATCAGACAACTGCGTGGGAAGGATTGAAGTATGGGATACAAGATGCGTCAAAAGAAATGAAGACGTTCGCAGAACTTGGTTATATAATTGGAAATAGCTTACCAGAAATAATTTCAAGCAATTTCGGAAGTGCTTTTATGGACTTTGTTGATGGCACAAAGTCAGCAAGTAAAGCGATGAAAGACTTTGCAAAAAATGTATTAGATCAATTAATGCAAATGATAGTTACCCAAATGATTTATAATGCGGTTGCAGGGGCTATGTCTTCTGGCACTAATCAAATCTCTTCTGGTATAGTAGAAAATGTACCGAGAGGATATGGGCAAGGCACAAGTCAATTTGGAAGTGAAAATTGGTCTTCTGCACAGCCAAGAGCAACCGGTGGGGATGCTAACTCAAATGAAACTTATATAGTAGGTGATGGTGGCGAGCCTGAAATACTTCAGATGGGAAGTAGACGGGGATTTATTACTCCATTTAGTAAGATGAAAGACAACGACAATCCACCGCCTACAGTTATAGTAAATATCAAAACTGATAGAGATATGAAAGTAAAACAATCCGAACCTGAATTTGACGGCAAGAGATGGGTAGTAAATATGTTTATGGAAGGCTATGAGGAAAATATTAGTGGAGTAAAGAATATGTTTGGAGGTAATTAAAATGGCAGACTGGCCAGCATCACTACCATCAATCAGTTTGGGGCTATATTCAAAGGCCCCTATAAAACTTCAAATGAAGTCAACTCCAGAGGACGGTCCTGTTATTTCAAGAGCCAGACAAACTAAAATGACTTTTGACTTTGAAGTTGGATGGGTGTTTATAAGTGAAACAGATATTCAAACCCTTTATACTTTTTTCGATGATTATGCAGGAGATACTTTTAACTTCACTTGTCCCAGATCTTCTACTGTGCATGTAGTTGGATTTGACCAAGATGCATTACCTAAAGCTAAACCAAGTAAAGCACTTGATCCAATAGACGGATCACTTGGCTGGAAAATAAGTGGGATTAAACTGAAGGAGCATTAAATGCCATTAACTATTTCATCACTAGCTAATACAGAGAAAAATAAAATATCATCTAGTTGGCCTTGGTTTGTATTAATCAAGATTACTTTATTAGACGATACTGAAATTTTTGTCTGTAACAATAACGAAAATGTGACATGGCCGGTTTCTGGTGGTGACATTTATGCTAGCTTTCCTTTTAAGTTAGGTGTTGTTGGAGAGTCAGCAAAAGGAGAAATTCCAAGCTTAAAATTACAGGTTAGTAATGTTACTAGAACAATGGAAGCTTATTTAAATCAATCGAATGGTGGTAAAGGCGCAGAAGTAATTATCATGTTAGTACATTCTAAGCATACTACGACTGATTCAAAGGGTGAAGGTACAAATAATGTAGATCCTGAAAACGCTTTTGTCTTTACTGTTATTGATACAAAAACGAATTCGCAATGGGCAACTTTTAAATTAGGGGCAAGCAATCCTTATAGAATGAGATCACCAACTAATAGAATGTTGAAGACTTTTTGTAGTCATAGAACTTTTAAAGGAAGTAGATGTCAATATACAGGACCTGATACTACTTGTGATAGAACCTTGGCAGAGTGTAGAAATAAAAACAACTCAATTAACTTTGGAGGTACTCCCGGTGTTGGTCAAAGAGCAATTTACATTGGATGATTTAATCGGAATCCCCTTTATTAATGAAGGTAGGTCTTTAGATGGTTGCGATTGTTGGGGACTGGTAAGGTTGGCATTTAGTACTTATGGGATCATAGTACCTGATTATAAAATTAGTTGCTATGCATCAATGAAGATAGCAAAACAGATACAAAAAGAAAAAGAAAAAACATGGAAAGAGCTTCCAAGCAAAGGCTCTGACATTGAACAAATACCAGCCCCCACTTTAGTTGTAATGATGCTTGGTGATAGTAATAAAATTATCTGTAATCACCACGGGATATATATAGGAAAAGGAAAAATATTACATACCTCGAAAGATAGTGTAAACGGATCTTATATTGTTAGATTGGATGAACCAAGTATAAAGGACAGAATAGATGGATTTTATAAATACAGTCCCAAATAATAAAGTACTTGTAACTGCAATTACTAATGTTATGGACCCAGAGGCCATAAACAAAAGGATTGTTGAATCTATAGACTATACACATGGAGCCAGAGTAAAAGACTATTTTGGAAAGGTAATCCCTTTTTTAGATAAAGACTGGGGATATATTGTCAATATAAATGGGAAAGAAGTAAAAGAATTTGAATTACCTTATTACAATTTAAATGGTGGTGATAGTGTAGTTTTTGCAGTAATTCCAAGGGGAGGAGATGGTGATGGAAACAAAGTATTAAGAACTATTGCCATGGTAGTGGTAATTATTGTCTCTGTTATTACTCAGCAATATTATGGAGCATATTGGGCAATGGCAGTAATGACGGCAGGAAGTTTATTAGTCAATGCTGTCTTACCTATTCAACCTCCTGATATGCCATCAATGACCGCATCAAACGATGAAGAGTCTTCGAACTATGGGTGGGCAACTAGAGGGAATGTAGATTTAGAAGGGGCGGCTTGGCCAGTACTATACGGTGAAATGAGAATATTTCCACCCATTATTTCTAAACATATTACTATAGAGCACAATAAGCAATATCTAAATATCTTATATGGATTGACGGATCATGCTTTGGATTTTATTGATAATGTAGAAATAAATGATAACCCCAGTAGCAATTACACTGGCATTACTATAGATAAAAGATATGGATCTTATAGTCAAAATATTATTAGTAATTTTAGAGATACGATATCAGAGTATTCTGTCCAAAAGAAATTAAACAGAAATTTAATTTATCAAGAATATACTATTCCCGGAAACGCAACAGAAGGAATCGTAATTTGTTTAAATTGCCCAATGGGTTTATGGTATGCGAATGATGATGGAGGTCTTGATACTCAAAGTATTTTCTTTGATGCTCAATATAGGTTAGATGGTGAAAGTTGGATACCTTGGTTAACTAATGAGAAAATAAAAGGCAAGAATAGAAATGCAAAAAGAAGAACATATAGAATTGATAGCCTAACCGCTGGCTCTTATGAAGTAAGGGTAAAGTATAATTTGGCGCCTCCTGTCGGGACTAGATATGGAACAGAAACTTGGTTTGACTTTTGCCAGTCAGTTGTCCCTGATGATTTTAGATATCCCGGCAGAGCATTAATGGCAATTAGATTACTAGCGACTGACCAATTAAGTGGAGGGAAGCCAAGAGTATCAGTAAAGATAAAAAGAAATAATGTTCCTGTCTGGGTAGTTGACCAATGGGTGGACAAGCCAGCAACCAATCCATCATGGGCTAGTTATGATCAACATGTCAATGCTGAGTATGCGGCCGGAATTGATAAGGTAAGAATGATTTATAATGACTTTAATAATTGGGCAACTTTTTGTACTAACAATAATTTAGAAAGTAATCTTTACTTAGATGTCTTTGAATCCCTGCCAACCCAATTAATAAAATTTGGACTTGTGGGAAGAGGACAAGTAATTCAAAGAGGAACAGACTTTGGAACAATCTTTGATGATGTAGATACACCAACGGCATTATTTAATACTAATAATATTGATGAAAATACTTTAGAGGAATTTTATATTGAGGATGAAGATAGGGCGAATGTTATTGAAGTAAGATACAAAGATGAAGATTTTAATTATAATTGGGAAATTGCAGAATTAAGAACTAGTGATTTTGATACGGTCAACAATATAAAAGATAATAAAATAGCCATTAAGCTTAGTGCTTGTACTAATAGGGATGTAGCTTATGCCCATGCTATGTTCAGGCTCAATTACAATAAGTATATTGAAAGAGGTTTTAAATGGAAATCAGATATAGACTCTTTTAATTGCTCTTTGAATGATGTTGTATGGTTAAGTAGAGATTTAGCAACCACCGATCAACCACCTTGGGGAGAGTCTGGTAGAATCGAATGGGCAACTAGTAATACCGCAGGATTAAATAGACCTGTTACTTTAGAATCAGGAAGTAGTTATCAAACATTAGTAAGACATTCTGCCGATGATACCTTAGAATTCCAAAACATCGCTTTTTATGCTCCTCAATGGTTGACCAATACATTTTATAGTAAAGATATATGTGTGGAAGAAACTCCAGTTGCGACCCTTACAAATTATAAATGTATCTTAAGTCATTCATCAGATAGTACGAGCCAGCCGGGGGTGGGTGCGCAATGGGCGACATATTGGGAAGTAACTACAGATTTATATGTTGATGAAATTACTTTATCATCAACATGGACAACCACTCCTAGTCAATATGACTTATTTTCTTTTGGTGAAGTAGATAAGGTTGCCAGAAAAATAAGAATTATTGGAATGAGACAAGATAGTGACCAAAAAAAGGAAATTACTGCAATAGATTATATCCCAGAAGTTTATGATGATACGGTAAGTGTACCAGATACAGGAGTAGATGATGATTATAGATATGTAGAAGACTTAACCGCAAATGAAATAACACTGACAGAAAATGGAATAAACATTGCGGTAGTAAATCTTTTTTGGAGAGGTCTTGGTTTCTTTACTATCTATAAAAGAGAAGGTGTTGATGGTGTTTGGGGAGTAGTTGACACTACCATCAATAATACTTTTGAGGTAAGAGGATTAGAGTCAGGGAAAACATATTACTTTGCAGTAACAACAAAAAATGATCCCGAAGGATGCTCTTTAGTAAATGGTGATCTAGTTCAATGGACTTTTACTGGCTATCATCAGTACAAAGTAATATGGCCAGTGAGCGGCTTGCAGGTATTCGGGCTGGGAAATGGAACGACATGGCAAGATAGGGATGTAATATTAACTTGGAATTTAAACTCTAGTACTTTCCCGGCAGAAACAGGGAATGAACCAGATGGCGCGGGTACTTATCCGTCTATGACTGATTTTGGTGGATATAGAATTCAAATATGTAATCCGGATGGAACGATTAGAAGAACTGAATATTTAGATGTCGCCAAATATAGATATACTTACGAGATGAATAATCATGATGGTATTTCTAGTAATCTGTTAGTAAAAGTTTGGGCAAGGGACAAATATGATAATGAATCCGCAGAACCAGCAGTTATTACTATTACTAATCCTGCACCAGCAGTACCTACAGGGATAACTGCTGTCGCATTTTATAAAACAATTGAATTTATTTGGTCACCTAATGGTGAAATTGATTTACTTAAGTATCAATATCGTTTCCAAGTAGAAGAAGATGATTGGAGTGATTGGTCTAATACTACTGATGCCAGTGCAAGGCGCACGTTGACTGATGATGAAATTACTACCCATGGACAAGCAGATACCACAATTCATTTAGAAGTAAGAGCAATGGATACATTTAAAAATGTCAGTAGTGCGGCTACAGGTTCAGGAAATACCACTGTTTTAACGGTAGTTAATTCTGATATAAGTGATTTTGCGGTTACAGCGACAAAGTTTTACACCAATACTATAGTAATAGAAGGAGATAATTGGACTAATGATGATCCATTAGTTGGTTCGGTTTCTTGGGATTCTCATACTCTAGTAAATAATGGAAAAAAATATATTATCCAAGCAGGTGATACAAATAAGAAATATATTTATTGGATCAATAGAAATGCTGGCTACTCCTTTTCAGACACACATCCGGGTGATGCAGAAGTACTAACTACGGGTGAAGATTTTATTATTGCCACTAATGTTGACGGTAAGGTTTCCTTTAATTGGAATGCTATAGCCAATCAAGTTGTTGGTAGTTCTTATATAATGAATCTTGCGGTACAAAATGCCCATATAAAAGATCTGGCAGTTGATGGAGCTAAGATAGATTTGGCGACAATAGTAAATGCCCATATAGCCGATGCCACTATTGAGTATGCCAAGATAGCTTCAGTGAATGCAGATTCAATTATTACTGGAACATTAAGTGCCGATAGAATTGCTGTTAATTCAATTACTACTGGCTTACTTTCTGACGAAATAACAAATAGAATGTTTAATGATAGTACAAAATCTTTTACTGAATTATCTGATGTAGATAATATTAGACAAATATTTTATCAAGTAGATGAACCAACTGCAATGGGAACAGGAGACATATGGTTTAATTCTACCACCGGCTATGCTTGGGCTTGGGGTGGTTCTGAATGGATTCAAATACAAGATAAAGATATTATCCAAGCATTAGAAGATGCCGCTGCTGCTCAGGCAACTGCTGATGGTAAAATAACTACCTTTTACCAATCAGATACCCCAACTGCTGAAGGCATTGGTGACATATGGATAGATAGTGATAATGACTCAGGTAATAGATGGTCAGGAAGTGCTTGGGTTCCTTTCCAAGATGAAGATATTGCTACCGCAATTAGTGATGCTAGTAATGCTCAGGCAACTGCTGATGGTAAAATAGTTTCTTATTATCAAGATTCTACTCCCACCGGTATGGTTGCTGAGGATGTAGGAGATTTATGGTTTGATACCAATGATGGGAAAAAGCCTTATAGATATAGTGGAAGCTCTTGGGTAGAAATACAGGATTTGGATATTGCTACTGCTATTGATAATGCGGCTACTGCTCAAAGTACTGCTGATACAAAAATAATTACTTACTTCCAAGACACCGCTCCTACAGGTGATTTAGTAATAGGAGATTTATGGTTTGATACTGATAACAATAATAAGCCTTATAGGTATAATGGAACTGCATGGGTAGAAGCTCCTTATGATGTAGCAGATTGGGGGTTAATATATGGGACAACCAAACCAGAAGATAATGCTACGGTTGGTGGGCTTGTTAGTAAATGGCAGGATGATTTTGATTCTGATACTATTTCTAATTGGGTATTATCTAATTGTACCATGGCAACTCCTATAGATAGTTATAGTAGAGTGACCACTACTGGTAGTAATCCAAAAATGGAAATAAATAATACTGTTGGCAATTTTCCAGAAGCAGGTATTAATGGTGGAACTTATCAATATGTTGTTTTAAGATATAGGGTAGTTTCTGGAACTCCTTCGGGATATAGTGATATTACTTATA